TCATCATGGACTTGTAAAAGTAAATTACTTTGTTTATCCTTAAGGTAATTATGTATAGCTACCATACGTTCATTCATGATATCCGCACTTGTACCCTGTATCAAATAATTAACTCCTCTATATGCGACATCACTTGGTACTTTATATATCCTACCATATTTATTACGAACCCACCCTTTCCGTTCTATAGTTTTAACTACGTTATTAAAGAATCGTCTAGAACCTTTCATATTTTCTAAATAAGTAGATTTGTATTGCCCTGCTTCATAAGGAGTAGTATTTAACTGTAATGCTAACTTCTGTCTCCCAATTCCATATATAACTCCAAAAGTAATTGATTTAGCTAGTTGTCTAAAAAACTTAAATTGAGGATCATCCTCAGTAATATTAAAAGCTATTTTAGCCGCTTCCCCATGAAAGTCAACATTGTCTTGTCTCATAAGTTCATTCATTTCAGCATTATCTACATAGTTCATAAAGACTCTAACTTCCATTTGAGAGTAATCATAAGACACCATAGAATAGTTTTCTCTTGCTATAAATAGATTCCTAATGGCAATTTGTTTAGTATCTGTTCTATCAAACTTATCTCCACCTAAAAAACTCCATGTATCTAAAACATCCTCTGTTAAATCTGTTTGAGCATCTCCACCTTTACTAGAAACTAAAGCCAGAACTCTATCTTTAATTTCAATCTTGTCTGTCTCAGATAATACTCTATCTTCTACATAAACTACATCTCTAGGTATATTCTGAAGATTAGGGTTTCTTGATGATAGTCTACCTGTTACAGTACCCCAATTACAGAAATTAGTGTGTAATACAGGCATATCTAAATAAGGTTCAATGTATGTAGATCTAAATTTTTCTAAAGTTCTATACTGTCTAATAAGTCCTGCTAAAGGATTATTCAATTGAACAAGAACTGCTTCATTCCAAGCCTCCGCTCCTTTTGCAGTTTTAGCGGGAGAATGAACTCCCATACCATTAAATACTTCTCCAATTTGTTTAGGGCTACTGATATTAAATTCCTGCCCTGCCAAATCATATATACGTTGTTTTAGAACTACTACTCTATCCACCATTTTATCACACGCCATTTTAGCGTAACCATTGTCTATTGGTATACCCCGTTTCTCCATGTCATATAATGCCTTAGTTAATTCACATTGAAATTCAAATAACTCTAATTGACCGCTTTCCGTTAATTGATGTAATCTATCTTCATATACTTTATGAGTCCAAACTACATCTTTAACACAATATGGTCCTAAAATAGATGGGGGAGCTAACGAAAAGTCATTCTTCCATTTATTCTTACGCAGAATTTGTTTAGTTTCTATATCATACTGCCCAGCTTCTTCTCCGTAACTACGAATAATAGTATCAGTCAAGCTTAATTGATTAATTGTAGTGGGTTCTGTCATTCTGACCATAACTAATACGTCAATAAGTTCCATCTTATCTATACGAACACCCTCATTTTCTAAAAACTTAGCATCAAATTTTACATTATATCCAATAACAGTCGTGCAAGTATCGTTAATAAAAGATACTAATTGTTCTAATTCAGACTGTGTTAGGTTAGGTTCATCAGATTGATGTCTAAATGGGAAATAGTAACCTTCAACAGAACTATCTGTTAGTGGGCGTAACCCAATACCGCATATTTGATTCATATTATATGGGTCAAGTCCATTAGTTTCTACATCTATAATCCATTTAGATGTTTTAGGTAATGAATTTAATGTGTTAGTAAATGTTTCTGAAGTTACAATCATAGGGTAGTCTACTTTAGGTAAGCTCTCTGATAAAACAATTACCGGAGAGCTTACGCTCATGGAGGTTGATGATCCTATCATTAAAATGGCATATCATCATCGTCATTAACTGCTACAGAATCTTCTGGAACACTTGTATCTGATGATTCAATCTTGCCATATCTTTGAGTAACGTACTCTTTGATAGGAGTTAAATTAGTAATTTCAGCTTTCTTATCTTCTGGAATTTCAAAATCCCCTGTAGTAGCTGTAATTGTATAGGTAGTATCTAAACTAGCCCCTCTTCTTTTAATTCTAGTTACAGTCTTATCTAAAGAACTGCTATCTCCATAAATATCAACTAGTTGATTCCAATTAATATTATTAGCTCCAAAAGATAGAGTTAGAATTTTAAAATCATTCACAGTTTCTTTATATAACTTATTCCCAGTTGGACTTGTTATCTCTTCCCATGAATCATCTCGTTGGTCGGAATGGAGTATTTCTGTTACATACCCCCATAAAGCAAATTTATGTCTTGGCATTTTTCTACGACCTTCTTCCCAATACATTGCTTCACTTGGTACGGTATCAACAGGTTCTCCATCAACTACTAAGACTGTTCGCCAACTTTTATCAGCTCCACTTTGGAACTCATACACATGGAAGTCATCTAAATAGGTATCTCCCTCATGTCCTGTAGCGACAGATTTCATAAATACTTGATCTCCATCCTTCAACCAAACCTCTTTACCACTGCTTTCCGCAGAGTGTGAAGCTCTAGTTGCTTTACTTTGTATATTGTTTTGTATCATACTGATTCCTGACATATGTCCTCCTTACCAGTAACGTCTATTTTTAATTATATTATTTAGTATATCATAAGATCTAACGTCTTGAACATCTTTATATTCTTTAGGTAATTTAATATAAGATAAAGTAATTTTACCATATAGTAAATCTAAAGCTTTATCCCTACCAATCTTACCCGCTTGATCATTATCTAAACATAGTATAACCTCTTTAACAGGTAATGTCAATATTAGATCCCGTTGTGTTTTGGACATACTCATCCCCAATAAAGAGACTGCAGAAAAGCCTAATTGATCTAACCACATCGCATCAAGAGGTCCTTCAGTTATATGTAATGCTGAAGTATTTTCTGGTATTAATGGTTGTCCGAATAATACTTTAGATTTTTTTAATCCTTTAGAATATAAATATTTAGGTATGCGTTTTTCTTGCCTAGTAATCCACCCAACAGTTCTTGAATCTCTATCATTTACAGGTATTACTAGTCCATTTTGACCTGTAACTCCACAATTCCATTTTTTTAATGTGCGTTTATTAAATGCTCGATCAAAAATCCATCTAGGAACATTACCTAATGTGTAAGGAATATCAACTATAGGCAACTCTTCTTCAACTTCTTCTTCCCATTCAAATAAAACATCTTTTAAATTAGATGGTGTTGAGTTATCGGCAAGAAATTGATCTACCTCATAAGTAGACCACCCTTTATATTGACGTATAAACCCTTTTAAATGACCTTGACCACATCCTGCAAAGCATATCCATACTGCTTTATCAGTATTAATAGAACATGACTCTACTTTATCTTGATGAAATGGGCATATAATAGAAAATTGATCTGTCCCTATTGGGACATTCATTCCTAGCTTTTCTAAAATGTTTGCCCAATCCATATTAACTTTTACTTTGTATCCTGTAGATATAACCATTCGCCTCCCTCCAAAACCCATCTGGAAATGTAGTTCCACATTTGACACAGTGTGGGTCATTCTTAACTAAACCTAAAACTGTTTTATTTAATAAAGCATATTCATCTAAAATAGTACGTCCAGTTTTAAATTGCCCACCTCCTGAACATTTACCACATGTCAAGTTAGAGTAATGAGTCATGATTTTCCTCTATCCTTCCTGTATCTACATCCCATATAAATTCAGTTTCTGTAGACCCTAAATCTCCATCTCTGTATTTTTGAAATGCAATTTCTCTTAAATTGGGGGAATCTTCTATCATACACATAGATAAAGCTACATCAGAAGCTCTAATTAAAGCATCTCCAAATGCGACCTGACCTGCAGTAGGTTGAGTAAACATATTAGCCGCATCTCTTGTAGCTTGTGTTGATGCAATAACTGCTGTATTAGTAGATAATGCCATAGTTTTTAACCCATAGAATAAAGAGTGGGATTGTTCCCACGCTGCTTTATTCCTATCATTAGTAGATATTAAATAAACTCCATCAATAATTAATACATCAGGTTTATATTTCCTAACTAAATTAGTAATACTTGGTAAAGATATACTATCTTCCCCACTAATATGATCACAAACTAACAAATTTTTGAAATTAGTATCCTTTAGGAACTTTTGATATGCCTCTTCATTAATCTCTTTACCATTTCGTAATGCACTGTGAGATAATTCATACCCCATTGAGTGTCCTAATAACACATCCATACGCAAACTAATTGCAGATGCGGGCATTTCTGTAGATACTAGTAATGTTTTATAACCACTTCTAAGAGAATCTGCTGCTAATTTACAACATAACCAAGTTTTACCTACAGTAGGTCTAGCGTATACAGTAATTAAGTCTCCGGGTTGCCATCCGACACCTGCTGAATTAATCATATGGAAAGGGGTACGTATCCCTATTAATCCATCCCCCATTTTTCTAATAGAGCTTCTACGTTTCCATTCTTCATACCTATCTAATTCCCCAGAATCATATTGATTTACATCAGAATCATGTAAAATTTCTATATCATTTAAGTTATCCATAATTAAACCAAGTGCTTTTTTAGGATTTTCCTGCAAAATAGGCTTACTATTTGAAAATGCTCCAATTATATTTCTAAACATTACTTGATTCTGAAATTGAGTTAGAGCATAATTAAAATTTATAGATTGGGCATCAGGCTTTAATGTACTAAACTTATCTATTAGTACTTGTGGGGTAGGAGATTCTGAGTATTCATCTAGATATTCTTGAATAAACTTATACGTTTCCCCATGTTCGGCGAAATCTTTAGGACTATAAGTAAATTGTTTATAATTACCTGAATCACATAGTCCAAATATGATACCAGACTCTATAAAATTAAAATTTTCCAATACTATTTCTCTTCGTTTAACTTATTCCTAAGTGATTTTTTTACTTTATATATGGAATAGTTTACCACAGTTTCCTCTCCATTGACAAATTTTATATTAGATAGGCTTTTTAGGTTCTCTTCTATGTCTTTCATAGTATAATTTCTAAACTTATCTACTAAGAATTGTTTTTCACCTTTATCAAGATCTAATGAGTCTAGCCAATCTATAAATTCTACTTCATCTAGATTTTCATCTAGTTGCTGTACAAAATCACTTAGCTTATAAGAGTGTTCACTATCATCTTGAGTATCTGAAGACATATCTAAACTATAACTCTGTAATTTTTTACTAGCTTGTACCCAAAGAGTCTTAAGTCTATTAGCCATAGCAGTATGTAAATAGGTATGGAATATAGCATTTCTATTAGGATTATACAATTTTGCAGCTTTAACAACTATTAAACGTAATTCTTGAGCTAAGTCGTCCCTATCATATCCTTGTATATAAATATTGGATACCATCTTGTTGATTTTCGGTTCCCATTTTAGAATTAAATCGTTGTTGATCTCCACTATTTGATTTCCTCGCCGTCTGATAACAGACTTGTGTACAATATATGTTTTTTAATTTTAATCTATATCCTTGTAGTATTCGTTTTCTAGTCCTATAAAAAGGAACAGAACACCAAGAGCATGTAAGTTTTTTAAATCTCCAACTAAAAGAGCATTCTCCTTTATGGATTCCGCCACGGTCAGTGGTTATATCCCTACATACTTTACAGTATACCACACGTTTGGGTTTAGGAGCATTAGTTTGTAAATCATTTTTAAGTAAAACTTCCCTAGCATACTGTCTAGTTACACCTACTTTTCTAGCAATATCTGCTGTAGACATAAAGTGGTTATTTTTACGCAATCTGATTATTTTATTTTTAGCCTTCATCTTCTAATGTTTTAACTTTAGCTGAAAGTTCTTGAACAGCTTTAATTAAAATAGCTATAAATTGGTTATATTTTGCACTATAAAACCCTGTCTCTGGGTTAAGATAAATCCCTGCAAAATCTGATAAATCATCAATCCCATGTGTAGCTAAAGCTTCTATAACTTCCTGAGCTATTAATCCACGCATTGTTTGATTTGTGTTAAAATTACCTTTAAGATCCCTAGGAATCTTTGTAGCATCCTGTATCCAATCATATTTTTTAGGTTTTAAATCATTAATAAAATTTAAACCTAATTCAATGTCCGCAATATTTTTCTTTTTTCTGCTATCAGAGTCAACTGTAGGTTCATTTTTAATATGTAAATCTTTCCATTCTCTAGAAGCTGTACCTAAATCAAAATATTCAGTTTGAGTAGGAGTCCAATGATAAGCCACGCTACCAGATAATTGCCTACCCCCAATAGATCCTGCCATAGAACTCTGACCTGTAGTTTCAGCAGTAGATTGATCTGATTGATTTCTTGCACCAGTCTGTATCCATGTAACTATTGTTGGATAAGTACCATGTAGACTAGCCCCTACAGTAGCAATTCGTAATCTACGTTGAGCAAAAGGTGTTGGGTTAGTTCTTGCTTGTGCTCTTCCATCAGAGGCATTATGTCGTTCAAAATTTTGTTCAGTGTCTGTACAGAATTCATATAGACCTGAAGCGTTCTTAACGGCGGGATCAAAAAATACTATATATCTAGTATCAGCTATACCTGTAGGACCCGTATCAGCAGTTGCCATCGTACCATTAATACCCATGTGAGCGTCACTAGTAGCTCCAGCCTCTATTTTATAAGATCTACTACCAACATATAAATAACCTTCTGTCCATTGTACATCAGTAGCAGTTTCAGAACCTCCTTCTTGACCCCCTTTAAAAATACCTGTAAAATGAGCCGGCTCAGAAAGTCCAAATCCCATTAAATTTTCAGCACCGTCATCATCTCCTTGATCATCTACATCTTTTACATAATCAGGTCTTTCAAAAGCTATAACATCTTGTCCAGTACCTTGACGTTGACCAACTGTTTCTATATCAGTATACGCACTACCTCCAGATTCATAATAAGCCATTGAAGTAACTAGGGCATTACCCCCAGTAGTACTAGTTATACCATGATAAGTAGATCTAACCTTTACTATATGCCCTACTCTTAATGGTACATGTACTCTATAATAATTACCATTAGCTAGAGTACCCGAATTTAACATAAAAGTAAGTTGAGCTGATGTATTGGCAGTCGTAACTTTAGACAAATATCCGTAGGTATCAACGTCTCCATGTTGTGCTGTTAATTTAGCTATAGAATGTCCTGCTCTCAACCCCAATGCTGTGTAAGAAGTTCCGAGCTGAATACCATCGCTTGTAACAATTGTACCACCCATATCATCATCGTATAATTCAGTCACTGTTCTTGCACCATCAGTTGTACTCGCAATTGTGTCCGAATCACCTGTATCAACAATATTTTCCCAAGTAGTACATGGATAGCTGTTACTAATTTGGAATCTACCTCTCACTTTAGGTATTTGTTTTTGAGAGAATCTAGCTGCAACAGCTTCACGAATATTATTGAAATTCTCTTCAATCCCAAAATCCATAGTAACCATAACTTTTTGTTCTAATACCTGTTGAGGTCTGTAAACATCTACAGCTTCTGGATCAGTTGTACTCGTTAAAGTAAAATAGTCCCCATCAGAATATTTATTTAGATATAAATTTTCACCTGCTACTACTTGTTTAACAGCTGTTTGAGTACTTGTACCACTTAATAAAGCAAATCCAGCAAGAGATCCCCCCGTACTAGTACCAGAAGTAGCATATTGTAAATATCCAATAACATTATCATCTGCATCTACTACTCTAGGATACCAATTAGAGGGGCTACCTCCATTTAAGAGGGGATCATGTACTCCATCAGTTCCAGTAGTATCGTCTGGGTCGGCAACTATTTTTTTACCTCCCGTAGATCCACCTGCTCCATCATAAGCATCTCCTAAATATTGTCCCCCAGCTGATCTGACTACCCCCTCATAATGAAAAAGTTCAAATTCTAAATTACGAATTTTACCTGTATAGGCATCTGTCCAACGAGCATTAATAACATTAACTTTATCTATATCTAAATTGTCAAAAGAAGCTCCAGATTTTATTAATCTAGTACCTCCATTTTCTGTTACTGGGTCAGACTCATAATAATATTGAAAAGTTAAATTTCCTGTAGATGAGCTACTAGTTTCTTCTATACCCGGCATAAACCCGGATTTATAATAAGCTAACATTTTAGCTGGGTTAGAAGCAGTAGAAATGCTAGTAAAATTATCGTTTATATTAAATATATATCCGTATTTATGTGTAGATAATTGATCAGTTAAAGCTAATCGTCCCATAGCTTTTAAAAGATAATTATCAGAACCGTGGAAACTAATCTTAGTTCCTCTATAATTTAAATTTCTAGCATATCTAGAAGCTTCAAACACATCTGATGTACCACTTACTCCCGGAGTAGTAGTTACATTATGCTCTTTAACAGCACCAGAACCGCTCCCTGATGGGGTAATTCCAGAGTATTGAAATCTTCTAACAAGCAATTCTATTACACTTGAAATCTTAGCATCAGCTACATCAGAATATGCAGTACTAACAGTACCACCACTTCTAGTAGTATTTTGTATTTCTACTACTGCGTCTTCACCTACAGTTTTAATTCTCCCCATTTCATATAAAGCATCTGCAGCAGTAATTTGAAGAGTATTCCCTTCTTCTAATGCATGTTGTTTAGTAACTCTAATAATTTTACCTGAAAATAGAATAGAATAATTTACACCATGTACTACTTTTAATGGGGTGCTTTCTTTTAATAGTCCATCTAATACACCTACAGTAAATTTAGTTGTAGTTGCAAAATTAGATAGAGTTAGTTGTAGTGTTCTAGGTTTATATAACTGTTCCTCAATAGTAAAACTTTGGGCTAAACTATTACCATCACTATCAGCTAATTCTGACCATGCAAAAATCTCAGCATTATCTGAATGTGCGGCTGCGGCTCCGCCAATCTCTCTACCATGAATAGTTCCATTTTTGGTATTTTGAAATTCTCCCCTATCTATAGTAATAGCAGTATCAGTAGAACCAGTAATATTTGATACAGTCATCATTTCAGTACCAATAAGTACGTCCATACCATTAATCATTCTATGCCCTGAATCAACAGTCATACTAGTTACACTATCATTTGCAATTGCTGCTCCTAACTGACCTACCTTTAACCATGCATATATCTTAGATGCTCTATGAATTAATGGATCAGTCATTACGAATCAGCCCTTTTTCTTGCGACAAATACTAGTGTAAAAGCAAATCTATCTTCCGTAGCAGGGGCTATATCAAATCTAGCTTGGGAAATAGCTGCTTGATAAGCTGCTACAGCTGTACCTGTACCATCTGAAATCATAATTTCTACTTTAGCAGCACTTTCATCATAAAATTTACTAGTTACAAAATCTTCTAATTCTTCCTTACTTGGAACAGTATATACGGTACTACTATTTCTAGTAGGTCCTGATACATTTTCTACACTTCCCGGAGCTGTAGTATCTACTAGTCCAGTAACAGTAACTGTAGGTCGTAGCTGACCAAAATCTAGAAGTTTAGGATCTGCTCCACCCGGTAACGGAATTTGTACAGGAGTTTTAACATAGTTAATAGAAAAAGAATCGGCTTTTAAAGCATATCTTTTTTCACTAGAAGTTAATCCATCATATAAACATACTGCTAATGCCATTATCTACCCCCTTGCTTTACAATTTCTCTATCATATCCATAAGCATCGGATTCAGAAGAGCCTATAAATCCTGCACTATCACTACTGACATAAGGAGATTGTGTATTAGAAAAATCACCTGCAATACTTCTTCCTACTACACCTGATCCACCTTGCATAGAATTAGGTGCTCCCATTCCCGGAATCATAGGCATTATATATTTTTGTGCCATGAATGCCCCTCCCATTGCTCCTAATATCATACCCGGAATACCTAACACAGCAGCACCAATCATAGCTCCTATAGCAGAAGCTATTGTACTAACTACTGTATCAGCTAACACTCTTAATGCATCTATAATACCTTCCTCTTTTAATGTAGAGAAGAAATTAACTCCTCCAATTATCGCAGCAAATAAAGCAGTTCCTCTCAGAACTCCTGAAAGTCTTGCTATTGTAGCTCCCATTAATCCTCTAACTGTAGCAGATACTATACTTGTTGATCCTGTTTGTAACGCAACAAATATTCCTTGTCCTAATACCGCAGCTCCCAAACCTTGTATTATATCATTTAAACTTAGTCTGCCATCAGCTGACACTCCATCCTTATCAAATAAACTAAATACTGGGGCTCCTATTGCAGCCACAGAAGAATAAATTCGTCCTATACCTCTACCTATACTAGTAATAATATCAACGATTCTAGGGGTTACAGCAGCAACCATCCTATTATAAGCGGGAAATTGACTTGCCATATAAGTTAAAAATTGAGCAAATAAAGGCATTAATGGGGCTAAAGTTAAATCAATAAATCCACCTAAGATTTGAAATAAAGCTCCTGTAGTATTCGTAAAGATCTGTGAGTTTTTAAGTAGAGCGGCTAAAGTAAACTGTACACCAATCATTGACATTAAAGTTCTCTGCCTTGTTTTATTAGCTACCTCTTCTCTATTCTTAGCTTCAGGATCTCTACCTCCCAAAGCAGTTCCGTCTCCCATTCTATTGGCAGTTCTAGTTGCATCTTCAATTATTGAAAATCTTACATCGTATTGCTCTGCCATAATTAATATCCTCTAGGAAATTGTGGGTGAGCACCAGCAGCTTGCTGATGTTTAGCATTGCGTTCCATCTGTTCATTTTTATAGTCTTCAAATGATAAATGAGTTGCTATAAGCATTGTCACCTCTGTATCTGATAAATTTTTAATTTCCGTATATGTTAGTCCTAATCCTAGTAGTGTCAACGTAGTCGCAAAATGCGAGTATAAGATCGATTCCTTTGTTGACACTTTGATTGATCTTAGAAATCGATCTATCCTTTTTTTACTACATTTACGTCCCCAAAATTAGTTTCAAAAGCTGATGGAACTAATTGTTCTAAAGCTGATCCTAAATCTGAGCTAATAGAATCTAAGAAGTCATCAGTAGTTTTACCCCAAGGGGCTTCAACTATAATAGCTTTTAAAACTTCTTTTATATAAATACCGCTATCAAAAGATGAGTTACCTTCTGGAGTAAAAGTCATACATTTAGCTACTAACTCATTTTTTAGTTGCCATGTAACTGGTTTTACTACTACATCAAATTCATCATCTTGCACTTGTATAGTGTAAGTTTGATTTTCACTTTTGATTTTGTACTTATCTAAATTAAATGCCGTCTTCTCTTCACTTGGCTGATCTGACATATTTTATTCTCCTTATGTGTATACTTTTTCTGTATCTTGTACTAATATTTTTAAGTTTCTACAACTGAATTCTGCTGAAACTTGCATAATTGGATCTCCTCCAATTGGAAGTGGAGCACTTGTTAAGAAAGCCCCGTTCTCCCCTAATCCCGGTTCAGCACCAGTTGTCTCATCCCCCGAAGTGTAATCCGCTGGAATTAATATTTGAATACTATCATTAGTTCCCCTAGTGAAAGTAAGTTCAATGTTAAATCCTTCCATTCCACTTCCATAGTTACCTTCCATAAGTAACTGTTTAAAGAATTCTGTAGCTGTATTTCTACCTACCGCACTTGCAGAAGCAGCTGAATCTGGCAACGCTAAAGTACAACTCAATCCATAACTTCTTCTACCCTCTCTAATTTCAGTTGGTCCCCTATGCCTACCATACCTTGGAGAGATATAGTATCTAGGTTCTTCTCCATTTGAAATACTAAGATTGAAATTTCTAACTCTTGCAAATTCTTGACCCATAATTTTAACTGATCCTTGTGAGAAGTAGTATGGTTCAGTAGATGGGTAATTAGCATCAGAAGTACTTATATCCGCCATCTCTGAAAATCTAGGTAGACCCGCTGACATAGAATCTCCACTATAAAGTGTAGTTAAAGCTGCTTCCGAACCCGGATTTACATCAGATTGTGATACATTTTCTTGGTTATGTACCATGTCTAAGAACTGGACAGTATCCCAACTACACATTAACATTCCACCTTCATCAGCTGAGATAGTAGACGAACCTACAAGTCCTCCTACATATCTCCTATCAAAATCATTAGCAGATGTTTCACCACTATCTCTCATATGTAAGTGCCATGACATTGTATCTAATAATACTTGCTCTGTAATATGGTGTTTTATTGTTGCACCAGAACTTACTTCTCTGGCAGCAGAATCGTCAGCGTGATCAAATCTAAAAGGCTTTTCTAATCTAGCTACATTTGTACTAGGAAATGCAGCAATCTTTTGTATCTCTTGACTCGTATCACTAACTGATGTTGTTACTTGAGGAGTAGCACCGTTAGAAAAACATATATAATCTCCAGCACTATAACCATGAGATCCGTCTAATGTTACATAAATATCACCTTTGCTTACAGCACCATCGATATCTGTGCTAGCACTTTCTACTGCAGATGGTACATCAAATACACTACCAATAGACCATCTAAATGGTTTTCCATTCAAAGGAATAAATCCCGGTAATGACCCACTAAATGATTGAGCTCCAACATACATCTTAGTCCAATCTCTTTTTTGACCTACCCCTAAAAAGTATCTAGGTTCGTAAGAAGGTACCATATCTGGAACTGTAATAGATTCATAAGCTCCCGGTACTTCAGTAATTATTTTTGCTTGTTGTGTAGTACCAGCACTATCTATTTCTACTATATATGAGTTATTAAGATGTTTAAAACCTATTGGTCTATCTAGATAAATAGTACCTGTATAAGAACCATCACTTCCAGATTGAGTAAAATGCTCTACTCTTCTGAGTTCAAATGGTACCACTGTAGAGCTACTAGCATTAGTACTTTGACTAAGATTGCCAATTCTTACCATATCACCTACAGTAAGTGTAGCATTACCCCCATCATAAGTAAGTTGTGTAACACCTGCATTATGATCTGCTGTTAACAGTGCATAAAAAGGTGAACTTTCTATTGTTCCATTATTAAGTTCAACATCTCCTCCCGGAGCTGTCTCCATTGCATATGTTAATTGTGATTGATCACTACGAAATACTGCCATTATATTTCCTCCTATGTTATTATACTAAAAAACTTTACGTTTCTAAAGTAATAGCACTGTTAACTAATTGTATAGAAACAGTGCCTGCCCATACATTAGCTTGGGCATTTGTTAATTCATTAAAATCCATAAATTGTATACGTTGAAAGTTAGTTAAACTATGCATTCTAGAATGACATATACGTCTAACTTCTCGCATTACATCATAAAGACGTTGCCTATTTGAATTAGTATAAAGCTCTAACATAATATTATACACTCTATTACCAAATTTCCTATTACCGATTGGAACTTCTTGTAATGCTGGTCCCGAAGCTCTTGCTATAATCTGATCATTTACATTAAGATTATATCTCATAGGTTCACTTGCACCTGTAACCTCAATAAACCCCGGTTTTTTAGAAGTACCACTAACATTACTATATGTCCATTGTGATTCTAAATCAGTAATAAATTCATTTACAGCTATAGGCTCAGTAGGCATTAAAATATCTCCACACGTTTAAGTGACTCAATTCCTTCTGCAATCTCCGTTGTCCACATCTGTAATTTCTGTTGTAATGGTACTCTATCCATTCCACTTACTACCAAATTACCGAAATCTGAGTTTTG